TTCTTGTGAAATGATGGCTTTGCCTTAGCACCATCAAAGCGCAGACCGAGAAGTTTAGTGCGGTGATAGTCGTAATCATATCCGCCGTTAACCTTACAATCTGTGATAAAGCATTTTCCAGCATCAGTTTTGATAATGCTGATCTGCAATTTTGTTTCCATACTTTTCTCCAGTTAAAAAAATGCCGCCACAATGGACGGCAATCGAAACAACGAGGGCTTTCAGTATCTGTTCTCAGGGAAAGCTGAAAGCAGATACGGAAGCTGGTCAGTCGGTAGGTGGGGCAGGTAGTGGCATCCAGTGAGTGAACATGCTGCGGTGATAGCTTTGCTCATCAAAGTCAGACCATCTGTTGCCGAAATCCTCCCAGCACAAGACCTGTTGGTTTGCCCACTTCGCATAGACTAAGCACCATTCCTGCGAGGATGGCATTCGCTCACTACAAGCGATCCACTCCATATCTATTCTCCTGTAGCCTTGCTGATAGCGGCGATTAACTGAGCCAGTAGACATTCTGTAGGATTCATTGAGCCCGCTTTAGGCTCATATCCTGCTGCGAAAAACTGGTTGCGGGCGCGCTGACAAGCTTCCAGCAAATCAGGTGCTGCTGCGATTAGCTTTGCGTTTGCCATCTCAACATCATCTGCCAGATAGCCAACGTATTTTGCAACCACCGAAAATTCGTAGTCATCACGGATGACAAGGCACTCTTCCGCACTTACATGCCATGGCCCAGGCGTTCCTTTGAACTCACTCATCATTCACTCCAATCTGCATAAAAAAGGCCGCGACTAGGCGACCGGGGAATAACTTTTATTTCTCTGGGAGGCTTGTTCGTTTGTCAGCCATCTTGCGTTGAACCAGTTAGGTGCGATTTCGCCAAGCAGATAGGTTTCCAGAATGTTCAAGCGCATCTGGATTTGCTGCCACCTAATTGCTGGATCATCGTCATCACAGGCAATCCCGCTGCGGCCACATCGCCTGTAACCAACAAGCATGGACTCTTTGCGCTTACACTTGATAAACAAGCTAAACGCCTTACTTCTCCGCTCAAGGTTGTCATATCTAAGCTTCATGTTTCCCTCACTTAATGATGTGAACCGCATCCTTACGGACTGTGCGATTACCTGCTGCATAAAGCGCCACCTGTGGCAAGCAAGAACCGCCTGACTCTTCTTTAGGCTCACGCCAGTTTGGAGCGCGAAGAGCTTGCTCAACTCTGTTCTTGCAGCCTGTCACTGTCATTGCTGCTTCTCGAGCTGCTGCACGTTTAGCGCGGCGGCGGTTTCTGGCGTTATCATCAGCCAGTATTGTCATTACGATTGTCATGCTGACCTCCGGTGATTAGCTTTGGTGATTGGATGGCCGGTGCTGATCTCCGACTTACTGCTGGCCCCGCAGTAGATGGTAGCTATTGCTATCGACCCTATCTCGGCTGCCCCGAGTCCGGTTTATTCCAGTGACGGCGTGATTAGTCAGTTTCGCTCTGCCCGATCCGTCATCTTGCGCATCAGCCTGCGCATTCATCCAATCCCAAAGCTAACAATTGGGATGCCACTACCCGTAGTGGCCACGCTCATGCCCTTGAGTTGCTGTCGCTATATGCCGCTAATAACCGGTGCGCGTTTGGCTGTCGCGCTGCTTTACCGAAGCTACTTTTAATTAGAACCTTGACCCGATGCTAAGCAGGCTCACTCATTGGTGACTCAGGGCAGCATCATTACTGCTGCATTGCCTTTCGGCTGCGGTCTAACCGCTTTAGTGCACCATTTGGCACCTCCTTAGTTGGTTAAACTTTTCCCCGCATTTCGGCGGGAACAAACCCCATCAATGTTAAAGAGCATCACCGTCCTGGTGAGTAGTGCGTCCTGCTGATGGGATAAAATTACAAGAAAGATTGTATGTTGTAAACAAGAAAGATTGTATTTATAGGCATGAAAAACAAAAACCCTTGTTTTAAAAGGGAAAATAGTTTGTTTTTATGGATTGAATGGATTTATTTTTTGCAGTTTCCAACAACATCACCAACGAAAGCCTTGGTTGATGTCATCATTTGAATTCCTGGTGAGTTTATAACTTTCGAATAAAGAACTTTTTTATCAGTGGTGATAGACCATGTTTCAATAGTTATTCCGCCGCCAGCCTTATAAACACCCACTATCGTATTGCTTGATAGCGGGGTATAAAACATTTCCGACTTATATCCAGAACTGATATCTGTTATGGCTGCATTTTTCCCATCAATTGAAAGCTGAAAAACACTACCTGTTACACCGTCTTCCCCAAAAATATAGTTATCCCCACTCATGGCGCCATGCCCATGGAGATTGGCAACTAACCAGCAATCTGCTTGAGCTGCCGATGATATGAATAAAATTGATGCTAAAGCACATTTTATAATCATACGAATCTAATCCTTGCTTCAACAACTACGCCGATGATCTTGCAGTTCCCATTAATTGGGGTCATAGGCCATGCAGGGTTAAGTCCTTTTAAATATTTCTGTCCCCCATCAATAACTAGCTTTTTAAATGTTGCTTCATTGGCATCTATTAACTTTGCTACGACAAGGCTGCCATTAACTGCCTCTCTTCCGGTATCAACAAGAACAATGTGCCCCTCTGGAATGCTTGGTCCGACAGGGGCTGTCATTGAATCCCCGTCCACGCGCAACCAAAAACCATCGCCATGCATACTAATATCGCTCTCATACCACTCTTCGATATCTTTTAGATTGTATGGCTCACAAGCTTCTGACCATGCGCCAGCGCTGACTAAGCTTATCAATGGGTACTTACCTTTTGGCTCGTTTGGCCCAACATAAGAAACGTTTGAATCTGGGGATCCATTCAATAACCAATCAACGCTCACGCCCAGGGCTAATGCTAGCTCCGGCAAAAATCTGGGCCTCTTGGTCTTTCCGTTCTCGAGTTGTTCAATTGACTGCTGAGAGGTTCCAATCTTCTGCGCTAACTCAACCTGGTTAAGGCCTAGTTGCGCCCTTCGGCTTTTTACCCTGGAAGAAATACTCATAAATCACCTCTTTAATTTCCCCCAATAATTACAAGAAAACCTGTAATTGACAAACAAGATAGTTTGTATGAAAATACAAGAAAGTTTGTCACAGGAGGCAATATGCAAACTCTATCTGAACGCCTCAAAAAGAAACGCGTTTCAATGCAAATGACCCAAACCGAACTTGCTACCAAGGCTGGGGTTAAGCAGCAGTCCATTCAGCTTATTGAGGCTGGGGTAACTAAGCGTCCGCGTTTCTTGTTTGAGATTGCATTAGCGCTTAACTGCGATCCGGCGTGGTTGCAGTACGGCACTAAACACGGAAAGGCAGCATAAGTAACACCGCTCTTTAAAACTCTGAAGCCGCTCCCACCGAAATGTCGGAGCAACCCAATGCGCACTGCATGAAGGCATGCGCATGTTCTTAATTCAACAAAGGAAGTATCACAAATGGAACACGCAAACAAACGCAACGAGGCATTACGCATTGAGAGCGCATTACTCAACAAGATTGCACTGATTGGCACAGAGAAGACAGCAGCCGCTGTAGGTGTCGATAAGGCGCAGATTAGCCGGTGGAAGCGAGACTGGATCCCAAAGATGTCCATGTTGCTGGCGGTTCTTGAATGGGGCGTTGTCGATGACGAGATGGCAAGGCTGGCGCAGCAGGTAGCTAAATTGCTGACAAAAGAAACGGCCCCAAAGAACGGCGAATTCTTTGAGGCCTGATGCGAAAAGACTGGATCAATTCACAGGAGTAATTATGCCAGGACAAACCAAACAAGTAAACATCGATCTCCGGGCTGGGGATAAGTTCGAAACCGTTTATCCATTCCGCTTTATCGTCAGTGATTATCAGTCATTCAATGGTGATGTAGTCACGGATGAGCGCTGGATTGGTGGCTGCCATAAGAATTTTGAGCCAGCCGATTGTGGGTACGGAGAGCAAGCGTTCTACACAGCTGATGCTGATGGAAAGCGAATCCTTGAGGTGCTAGCCATTGCTGAAATGCCGGGAAACTGGCAACGCAGAATCATCTACAGCTGCACCATGATTACGCCTGATGGAAAGATTCGCGCAGGAAGAAAGGCGTACACGGTGACGGAGGCACGGTTCATTGCCATGTCAAAAGGCTATTTCACTGATTACGAAGTGGAGGACTCCGAATGAATACCGCCGAAGTAATCAGATTTCCCAAGAAAACCGAACAAACAGGGGGTCGTATGGCTGACCTGTCCAACGGGTACACGAAGGTCGCCAATGAGATACAGCAGCTTAAACCGCGCCTCAGAATGTCGGGCAGGGAATGGCAATGTTTCGAAGCGGTGATCTGGCTCACCTACGGATGGAATAAGAAACAGGACAGGGTGACGAACACGGTGATCGCCGAGCTAACAGGCCTGAGTGATACCCACGTATCGGACGCTATCAAGGCTTTAGCAGAGAGGAAAATCATCTTTAGCCAGAAGCAGGGAATGATGAAACTTGTGGGGGTAAATACCGAATTATCTGGATGGATTTTAGACAAACCGGAAACGGGAAGAAAATTCCCGAAAACGGGAAAATCCTTCCCAGAATCAGGAAAAAGGTTCCCGAAAACGGTAGACACCCAATACAAGAACAAGAACAGTAATAAAAACCCTTCGTCCGATGATTCTCACGAATCACCTGACAAGCGCCTTTCAAAGTTTCTTTCAGACCATCCAGACGCAGAGATATACACACCAACGGGAAGCAAGTGGGGAACCTCTGACGACCTGAAAGCTGCGCAGTGGATTTACGCTCAGGTGCAGAAAGTCACCCCAAGCGCTAAAGAGCCGACGTGGACAGACTGGAGCAACACCATCCGCTTACTGCGTCAGGCCAAAGAAACTAACCATCATGAAATCTGCGCTGTCTTCCAGTGGGCCAACAACGATCACTTCTGGTACAGCAACGTCCTCAGTCCTGCAAAACTTCGTGAAAAGTGGGACACCCTCAAACTCCAGATGGAACAACCTGGCAGAAGTACGCGCACTGCGGCACCTGCCAAGCCTGAAGTCTGGAATACACGCGAAGCATGGCAGGAGTTCATATGAGAAATCTGACGAGCATTATCGCCAACCGTGACGGCGGCGCACTGGCAAGCATGGCAGGGGCTAGCCCTGAGCCAGTGAGCATCGTTAACGAAAACGCTGAGAAGCTGGTAGATGCGCTTTTTCAGAATCTGAAGCAAGTATTCCCGGCTGCGGTATCGACTGTATTTCGCAATCCGGCAGACGAAGCAGCGGCTAAGCGTCAGTGGATCGCTGCATTCGCTGAGAACGGAATCAGAACCCGCGAGCAGCTATCGGCTGGCATGCAGCATGCCCGAGCAAGTGAGTCGGCATTCTGGCCTTCACCTGGGCAATTCATCGCATGGTGCAAGCAGGGGATTATCAAGGCTAACGGCTTACCTGACCTGGACGAGCTTTACCGCATGGTCATGAAGTACAGTCGTGACCGTGGGTATTACAGTTCGGCAGAAGCTTATCCATGGGAATCACCAGCCTGTTTCTGGATGGTGACCGCGCTGTTTAACCAGATGCGATCTCTCAACCTCACAGAGCCGGAACTGCGCAAGCGCTGCGCCAGTGAACTCAAAGCCATGTCGAAGCGCATCGAGGCGGGCGAAGCAATCCCGGCACCGGTTGTGCAAATACCGAAACTGAGCATCCCGGTCAGCAACGACAAGGCACTGGATAAAATCGCAGAAATCCGGTCGAAGTTTGGGTTGGGTAAGCGAGGTTATGGGCAATGATCCACTATCACGGCGGCCCGATAACTCCTGATACTTGCGCGATACGTGCATGGAAAGGGAGGCATGCGTTTATCTCTTTTGCTCATTCAGGACAGATAAATCTGGCGTCAGAATTTTGTCAGTCGTTCGCCCTGGATAACGGCGCGTTCACGGCATGGAAAGCAGCTGGGAGAAACAAAATCGACTGGAGTGATTATTACGAGTTTGTCGCACGCTGGAAGAATCACCCTGGCTTCGACTTCGCAATCATCCCCGATGTGATTGATGGTGGCGAGACTGAAAAC